TTGTGGCTGACGAATGAAATAATCATGCTTGATCCCACGAAAAAGTGCCGTGTCGTAGGCAAAAAGGAGGATTGGGTTGGCCTTGACAGAAATAAAAGTTTGTTCTGGACGAATGAGGGTTGTGGTTTGCCAATCGGAAACCTTACAAGCCAGTTGTTCAGCAATGTCTATCTCAACGTCTATGACCAATTCGTTAAGAGAGTGCTGAAGTTCAAGCATTTCGGCAGATACGTTGATGACTCGTACATTGTCTGCCATGACAAAAAGAAGCTATTGGAGAGTGTGCCAAAGATTAGGGAATTCCTAAGCGAAGCACTTGAAGTAAATCTACACATGGGAAAGTTACAGATTAGGGAGGTTGGTATCGGTGCTGGATTTCTCGGTGCTTTCATCAAGCCCTTCAGAAGCTATATATCGAATGCCACCTTATACCGTACCAAGGTCAGCATGAGCAAACTGGATTTTGATGACGTGGAATCAACGTACCGTTCCATCAATTCCTTCCTCGGCACATTGGGGCATTACTCTTCATACAACATAAGGTGTAGCCTATTCTTGAATGAGAAGATGTTGAAGGTAGCACCGTTTGAGAAAGGATTATTGAAAATGGATAAACCCTTTTTATTAACAATTTAAAATAGTAATTATTATGAACAAGGTAAATGGTTTGAAGTCGGATTTTGCATACCTCAAAGAGGATGCAAGCCGCATTATCATCGGTTACAACTACAAAGAAGTTAGTAACGACATGGCAGAGTGGATTGAGGTCTACGTCTACAAAAAGCAGCGTTCACATCTTAGCTTCAGCGAGATCAAGAAAGCTATCATTGCCGACATTGATGCCTGCACTGATGAAAAGATTCTCAACGGCTATGAGTGGACTATCCTTCACGGCGACGATGAGGGTAAGACTGTCAAGGTCTGGCTCTCAAAGGAGAATCAGAACAACTTCAAGGCAAAGCACGATGCGGCCAAGGAATACCCGAACCTCGTAGCGTTCCCGATGAAATACAAGATTTCTGAGGACAGCGACGAGAAGGCCATCTATGAGGTCTTTCAGTCTTTCGAGGAACTGGTTCAGTTCTATCTCGGCGGTCTGGCTTACATCGAGTCCTGCTATCAGGAGGGTTGGGAGGTCAAGGATGGCATTGATTTCAGTGTGTACGAGACCCATAACGGCGGTGAGGAATAATCGCAACACATGGTATAAAGACCGAATGTTATGATTATCCTATTGCTAATATCCATCCTATTGGTAGCCCTCTATACGGGGGCTGCCATTTGGACGCATAAGGAGTTGCCGGATAGCGTATCGTCTATGGTCTATTATCTGCCGAAGCAGGGTAAGTGGTTATGGACGGTATGGATATGGGCGGCTACATATACGCTCACTCCCGCACTCTTTGAGGTTATTCCAGAGAACTTTGGCGTGATAGCCCATGCCTTTGCAACAAGCGTATTGTTCGTCGGTGCTATGCCTCTCGTAAAAGACGAGAGCAACAAAGCCCACAATGTGCTTGGTATCTCAGCGGGAATATTCTCTCAGTTATGCGTTTTACTCATTTGCCCTTGGTGCCTGGCACTATGGGGTGTTATGGGTATATTGATGGCTGTATGTGTAGGCGTACTTGGTAAGAACTGCATCATACCCAAGTTCCTTAACGGAAAAGGCGTGTTCGTTGCAGAGGCTATCTGCTACATTACCATTGTCGCCTCACTTCTTATTCACTCTTCAAAGATTATTTAAGTTATGGAAGCGAATCTTGGCCCCAGAGCCGTTGTATGGGGTGCTATTGGCACTGAACTGATGGGCGTGGTCTATGACTTGCGCTATATGATTCTCTGTTCCGTTGCATTAATCCTCGCTGATTTGTGGTGGGGATATTCAGAAAGCAGCATGAAGTATGAAAAGGCAAAGGAAAAAGGCGATAAAGCCGGAATGGAAAAACATAAGTGGCATAAGTCGAGAGCAGGCAGGCGTACTACCAACAAGCTCGTAGACTACATGACCTATCTCGTTGTCGGTGCTTTGATAGGACTTGCGATCACTGAGCCTATGGATATTTGCAGCCATGTATGGACTGCTGCCCTTGGACTTGGTATCGGTTGTGCCTGTGAGATAGCATCAATTATCGGACACATCGCCTACGTTAAAATGGAAGCCGAAATCAGCATGGTTGATGGTTGGAGATTATTCGTCAAGTTCCTTGGCCGAATTATCCGCATCAAAAGCGTTGAGATTGGCGATGCCGTTGAAAGCCTCGGAGAAAAATCCGATGAACCGCACCACAGACGGCACAGAGAAAATTCTGATGGAAACAACACCATCCTCGATCACGACGATTTCTAAAGGTATTTGTGGGGAAGAAAATTTTGTCGAATTAATTAAAAGTAAATAGCGATATGAGAGACATTAAGAGAATTTTCGTACATTGCACGGCAAGCAGCATCAACGCATCCGTGCAATCTATTCTTGCGGAATTCCGCAAAAAGGGTTGGCATTATCCTGGTTATCACTATCTTATTGACAAAGACGGCAAGAGAACGCAGATTCTCCACGAAGACTATGTTAGTAACGGAGTGAAGGGCTATAATTCCACGTCCATCAATGTGGCATGGATTGGCGGCATTGACAAGCAGCACCCCAATGGCATCGACAACCGTACCGATGCACAAAAGGCTGAGCTGAGAAAACTCCTTATGGAGTTGCACCAAAGATACCCAAATGCCAAAATCATGGGTCATCGGGATATTTCTCCCGACAAAAACCATAACGGCATTGTCGATCCTTGGGAGCGCATCAAGGAATGCCCGTGTTTCAATGCCATTACAGAGTATGCAGACATTCAAAACTCTTAGGATATGAAAAAGAAAGAATTCTATGTGATACTTTTTCTTGTGGCTGGTCTTGGCATTTCCCTATTCTTCAATTACAAGCAGTATAGGGATGCCAAAACTGAGCCAGTGGAGAAAGTTGAGACCACAACAGAAACTAAAACCGAAAATAAGGTTGACAGTTTCATTGCTCCGAAGCCAGTAAGTGAGGATAGTGTGAAAAAAATCAGCGTAAAAAAGCCGCATTCTCGCCAAAAATTGGAATTAATCTCAGAAAATGGGGTTAATTCCGATTCTATTCCCGATATAAATAATGACGGCGAAATCACTGAGACCGATTCCACCTATGAAATTCCCATTACGCAGAAGCGATATGAGGATAGTTGCTACGTGGCTTATGTAAGTGGTTATCATGCCAATCTGGATAGTATATTTGTGCGTCATAAGATCATAACCAACACCATAACAACTACCATTACGAAAAAGAAGCGATGGACGTTTGGTTTTCAGGGCGGTTTATATCTGACTCCCGCAGGCGTTCAGCCTGGTATTGGATTTGGCGTTGGATTTAATCTCTGATTTTCTTTTAAGGGAAATTAGTGGAAAAGAAAGGAAAATTTCTCATTTTCTCAATGGAATTTTGTTTATACGTTAGTTTTTGTAGTCAATGAAGGCGACCATCCGCGAGGACAGCCGCCTTTTATTTTTGCCTTATTTTTCCTTACTGATCTTCGCTCATATCAAACTCATATTCTATCCGGCTCTCTCCAGTAATAGGATTCCAGTATTCTTCCTTGACGTGCAACCATCGCCATTTGCCTTTTAGGAAAGCGGCGTAGTTCTGTACTGAGGTAACAACATAAACGTTTCCTTCTTTTGGTATTGCATCGTCGATGGTTTCTATGCTACCCATATAGCATAATATAATAGGTTCGTTGTGACTGCGATAAGAATCATTGGTCTGTATCTCATGCCATGCGGCATTGTGGGCGGCTTCCATTGTTCTGTGCATCTTATTGATGTAGAACTCTCGTAGTTCTTCACGTTTCTGCTCTCTTTCCTTATTCTCTTTGTAGAGCTGACGCAATAACATGATACCAATTACCATGACGACTATTAGGACTGCGTACTGAAAAATCTCGAATATCATAATATTCCATATTTAGATGTGTCATACATACCTTGTGGGGCTTCAAGCGCGAGACCTCTTGGGATAAGGTCACGGAAATCTAAATGGTATTCACAATTCTTATCTATCATAGAAACACTTGGACGATAAATATTATTGAAAATGTACTGGAACTCACGCGATTCTTTTGGTGTAATACTATTCAGTGGACGCAAGTATGGCTTAAAGTCACCGAGTCCGACATTATGAATGTTGTAGTCGTACATGACTTCCAACTGAGGAATGTCAAGCATCGTGCCTGATTTGATACCTTTTAGTATTCCAACGTATTCTTTATCCCAATGCGTCGTTACAAGTCCTTTGAGTCCATACGGCAATCTTGCGCATAGGTCTTTTATCAACAGTTCTCGTTCTTCTTTTGTCATAATCTTATTTCTTTTCGTTACACTTAATTACCTGCCAAGGTTTCTGCTTTGGTTGCTCTGGTGCTTCGTTTGCTTTCATAATTCAATAGTTTTGCAGTTTCCAAACTAACATATTGTTCTTGTATCATAATTATTCTCCTTTCTTGATATAATTGTTTTCTAAAAGCCAAATTACCATATTATATACTGCTTCAATCATTGTTTCTTTTGTTGTTTTATGTCCGCAATAATAAAAACAAGTATAAGTTCCTTTAGTCCATATTAAATGTGGTTCTCTGCCGTTTACCATAGGCATCAATTCCAACAAAGCCCCAACTGACCAACAAGGAATATCTTTGCTCCAGTTCTTATGATGTAGTTCCCAACTACCTTCATATATGGGGATGGCCATAGCTTCTGATAAACTTTGAGTATTCTCATCATAGTCCCAATACATATCAGCTGTTTGAGGTCTCAATCCAAGTTCCAAGAGTTTCTTTGACTGTTCTAACGAGGTAAAACTTTTAATTGTTGCCATAGTTATTTCTCTTCTTTAAGTTCTTCAATAAGACAGTTCGCCAATTTTACAGAATCTTTCGCCAGTGTTGTCAAATCGGCTTTATAAGTGTGACGTGAAAGAAATCCTTGCATTGCAGCAATGGCGGCTTGTGCTCTGTAGTGAGACCAATCCGGCACATCAAGTTCTTCCTTTATCATACGGCAATAAGACTTGATAGTTCCAACAATATGAGAGACATTCCCACTTGTTGCTCTATCGCATAGTCTTTCTATGCCATCAATGTCTAATTGTACCTGCAATTTGTTCATACCTTATTCTTCTTATAATTCAACGTTTTATAGTTTTTTGATTACGTCAATCGAGCGAATGCCATTATAGCCTATGAGTCTGGAGTAGGGATAATTTACCACTTTCTCATATTCGGGCTGTGGATCAAACACAATATTGAAATTGATGTCGCAGAGTACGCTATGAAGGTGGTCGATGGGATGCTCATTCGGGTTTGTGTATTTCGGTGAGTAAACACCTGCCATAAACA